CCAACGCCGCAAGCGCCTTCTGTGTTGCTATAAGTTTGAGGTCTGCTGCCGTCAGATTCTTTGTGTTTGTAACGCCTTTTTTAAGATTGACATTCATGCCACCAAGTTTGTTTAAGAAGTCGCCTGTGGTTGCGTTTAATCCGTCGAATGAGAATTCTAAATCTTCGCCGGTTCCTTCCATCTTTGTCATCTCGTCATTGGCTTTTTTAGTGACGAGATAAAGGCCACCGAGGGTTGCTCCGAATGCGGCAACGCCGGCGGCTGCAGCTGCGACTGAGATTCCGCCGGTGGCTGCTGCCTGTGCAGCAGCTGCTCCAATCGCTGCTGCTCTGATCGCCTGGTAAGCCTTGACGAGTCCTTGTATCGCTGTGACAAATGCAAAGACCTTTGTGGCTACAAATGTTGCGGCAAATATCGCGCCGAGTGAGGCGAATACGTCTTTGTGTTTTGCCACGAATGCGAAGACTTTAAAGATTGCAAATCCAAAGCCGACAATGGCTTTGATTGCCTGCGTCATAACGGCGACAAGTTTGTCTCCGTTTTCTGTCAAGAATTTTTGTATCGCCGGGATGACTTTGGTTATCATCACTGTGAATAATTCTTCAAGTGTAGGCATGAGCGCTGTGCCTAGTGTTTCTTTGGCTTCATCGAATGCAATGCCAAGCCGCTTCATTCTAAATTCAAAGGTATTTGCTCTAGTTGCTGCTGCGCCACCAAATTGTTTATCTAGGATTCCTAGAACGGCTGCAAAATCTTTTGTCTTCTTCGTGTTTACATCAATTGGTACGCCGAGTTTGGTTAGCGCCCCGAAGCTTCCCTGGCTTGCTTTTGTGATCGCAGATACTGCTGATGTCAGATCAATGCCTGCTCCTGCTGAAAGGTCGAGTGCGACGCCTAGTAATCCTTGTGCTGATGCAATATCGCCTGTGACGCCTGTAAGTTTGGCCAGCGCTGGTCGAAGTTCATCGTCAACGACTCCAAATGCTCGCTGAACTTGATCTATATAAGATTCTGTCGCTGCGATCGCTGCGTCTGTCGCGCCCGTTGTATTCCTGAGTGAATTGGCAAGAAGCGCCTGAGATTTTTCATCTGCAATCGCGGCCTTGACGGAATCGATTCCAATCTTGACTGCGAATGCTGCGCTGGCTGCAGCTGCAATTCCGAAGGATTTGGCTACCTTGCCTGCAAATTTATCGAAAGATTTGCCGAGTTTGTTGATATCTCTGGCTGCTGCCTTGCTGCCCTTATCTGAATATTGGGTAATAATCCGGGCTACTACTGCGCCTATCGCCATGCTCGATTATCCCTTCTCTTTATTTAGATTGGCTTGCAAAGTCTTCTGTGCGTCGTCAATTGCTGATCTCACATTGGCATAAATCCTGGGGCGATCGCGATCGATCACGAACCAGATTCCGCGTGATGCTTTCCTGATTCGGTCGTTTAACACGCCGATCATCTGGCGGCCTGTTCCTTGTCCTGGGGTTCTGCGTCCTGCAACTTCGAAGATAACGCCGGAGGCGTTCTTGTTAAAGAGTGCGCCTGCGCTGGTGGTGTAATCCGACCGCACGCGGCCTTCTGAGCGAGTTTTGACGATGCCTTGTCGGATTGCCTGGGCATCCCATGCCGGCCAGCCCTGGCCGCCTCTGACGCCTTTTCGAGGGTTCTGTGCTGCTGTTGCTCGCCAGCCACTCATGGGCGGTTTGCTATCTATCTGATCTCTGGCAGCGCCTTCGGCCAGGCGCAGCTCGTCGTTGATTACTTTGTTAAGCCGACGAGCTGCATCCTTGTCGAATTTTTTCAAGGCGGCGGTGGTTTCTTTGATGCCGCTAATTGCAACGACTTCATTGGCCATGTTTGTTTGCCGCCTTTGCCTTCTCCTTGAGATAAATCACGATCGCTTCAAGTATGCCGTCTGGTGCATCCATCAATGAAATCGGATCTATTCCGGTTTCCACAGAAACTGCTGCTATTGAATAGGTCAGGCTATCTCTGTGGATTCTGAATTTGGGTCTGTGTCTAGTTGCACTCCTTCGAGCGTATCTAAGAACTCCGGCCCGAATGGTTTCACAATCACTCCGTTGGATTTAAGTGCAAGCCAACCGAGATAGTAGATGTGTTCGAGTTTCTGTTCTTCGCCAATGAGTTTTGCTAGGCCTTTGCCGTACTTCTGTTCAAAGTCGACGATGATGCGTGGACGTAATGAGAACGTTTTTTCCACGCCATCAGTCGTCTTAACTTTGATATGTAATCCATCCATCTTTGTTTCCCCCTATTTTCTTTAGGATGTTGCTTTGGTAATTGCGCCGGAGATCGGCCAAGTCACACTTGCCGTTGCTAATTCACCGACGGATCCATTTAGAGGAGTCCATTCGGAGACAAGCGCGGAGAATGTGTACTGCGGATTTACTGTTGTTGTTGTTCCTGCTACTGGCTTTGCAACAACTGAGACTGCTGTTCCGAGTAACGGATAGATTGTTTGTTCGACTGCTGATGTTGCGTAGTCCTGGTGAAATTCAAACGTCACAGAATTGTCTGCTAATCCGGCCACACGTGTCTTCGCGGTGTTTCCGAACGCAGTAGTTTCTACGATATCGAATGTTGAATTTAGAGTGATGCTCGAAATATACGAACTCAGATCAGTGCTTCCAAATACAACGGATGCGTTTGTTAGTACAAGTCTTGGCATTATGCGACCGCCTTTGTGATTGCTCCAGTTACTGGCCAAGTCACACTCGCACTGGCCAATTCACCGACGGATCCGTTGATCGGAGTCCACTCTGAAATAATAGCAGAGCAGGTATAACTTGGATTGAATGCGCTGGTGCTTGCGCCATTTGGCTTGACGATCACTGCAGCTGCTGTTCCGAGAAGTGGGTAGATTGTCTGCTCTACTTCGCCAGTTGCGTAGTCCTGGTGGAATTCGAGCGTTACTGAATTGTCTGCCAATCCAGCGACGCGTGTCTTTGCTGCTGGTGTTCCGAATGCTGTTGTTTCAACGACGTCGAATGTCGAATTGAGTGTTACTGATGCGACCAAATCGCTCAGATCCACTCCGCCGACGGAGATAAATGCGTTAGTGAGAACTATGCGAGGCATTATTTTGTCGCTCCTTCTTCTGTTTCTGTTTTGATGGATGGGTTTTGTGGTGCTGTGTTGCTTGCTTTGATGTGGTTTCCAGCGATCAGGGTTTCTGCGCTGACTCCTGCATCTTGCAATTCTTTAGCGGTGATTGTGTCGCCTTTGGCCTTGCCGCAGACTTCTCGGTTCGAGATCACTGTGTATGACATATCGGTTCCTTATCCGTAGATTGTTAGGCGGTATCGGTACGAGAGAAATGTGTTCGATTGCGAGTCGTAGGTTCCGGACTCTGCGCCAATTACTCGCAATGTCTGGCATGTTCCGCCGAGCGTTCTATCTCCTTCTATCGCTGCTTTGATGGATGTCGCTCCGGTTCCTGCAAGGTATCCATCGAGCTTGTCCTGGCCTGCTCGCTCTGAGAAGCGCTGAACGATCACATAAATGTCGACGTTTGCCTGGTCTAATCCCCGGGCGTTATCGATATCAAATGTGAAGTCTAACTGGCCCACGATCGCGCATGGCGGTGTTACTGGTTCTGGAATTACATCGTATACGCGAAGGCCTGAGATGGTTTGAAGTCTTGTCTTGAGTGCATCGCGCACTTGGCTTGGTTGCATTGGCATTATTTGGCCAGCCCATTGTTCTTGCGGAATGGTCGAAGCAAGGCTTCAACGTCTGCGTCGAGCTTGGCTGTGAGGCGCACTGTGCCTAAGTCTGGGCTTCCTGCGATTCCGAATGGCGATTGACGACGTGTAAATAATCGAGCTGCCTGGATCAAGGTTGCCATGTTGATCTCTGCTGGTACTGCGTTCCATCCCCAGACGCCGGTGATTCGACATGCCTGTGGCAAGTAATAAGGCCAAACGTATCGGCCGATTGCAAGAATGCGGTTGACTGGCCATCCGCGCTGTGGGTTATTTACTGGCTCGAGCATGTAGTCGCTCGTTGACCAAACGGTATCCCATGTTTGGTTGAAGTTGTCGTCTGTGGCCACTTCGGTAATCGAAACGTTATCGTCCATGTTCATCGTCCAGGGATCGAGTGGGGTGTAATAACGGGCCACTGGTGATTGTGTGGTTCCGTTCCGGTAAAAGAAGCGCCCGGTGTAATCGTCGATCATTCTGCTGGTTGCTGTAATCGCTGCTTCGAGTGGTGTGTCGTCCGCGCTGTCTGTGATCGCAAGTGAGGCCTTTAATTCGGCCAGGGTGCAATAGGCATTAGTTAGGGCCACGCTTCGTCCTTCTTTCCGGTTTCGGCAGCATTGCGCGTTCTAGTTTGGGATCGGCGGTTGCTGTTTCCTTTGCCGGCTTGCGCCGGGTCTTCTTAATCTTTCCAAATATCATGATGAATTTCTTCCATCCAGAAGCTCTTCTGATGGGGCAATATGGCGGCGGTGTTTACGTGGATCTTAAATCCGAGCGCCTTTGCCCTTCTGCAGAATAATAAATCTTCGCCGATCCATTCTCCGTTTACTGGCCCATCCCAGAACCAGCACCACTCTTTGCCCTGGTTTGGATCTGCGACTTCGCGCATCTTCTCCAGAACGCTCCGGTGAACGAGCAGGCATCCGGTTCCTGCTGCGTCAATTTCGAAGACTGCGTTCTTGTCGTATTTGTAAAGCGGAAGGAAGCCGTTCTCTGTATCCTGGAATATCGCCGGGACTGGCTTTGGGTAAGGCTTGCCTGGTACTCCAAATCCTGCAAAGACAAGGCCTGCGACGATTGGGCGATCTTTGTCATGGGCTGTGTCGATCAAGGCGTCAAATGCTGAAACGCTGAGCTGCTCGTCTGAGTCCAACATAAGAAGCCAGTCGCTCTGGGTTTTCTCGAGAAATTGTTTCACCACTCGATTGCGTTGCTTTGATAAAAGTCCGGAACCCTTAATTCTTACAAATGGCCCGAGTCTGCTGCTTCTTGCTTGCGCAAGTTGGATCAGCGTGTATGCGAATGAGCCGTTTACGGATCCTGGATCGCACGAGCCGATTGTTACTTTGTGTGCTGTCTTCATTTGTTTCCCCCTGTTTGGAAGTGCAGGGCGAGTGACTCGGGGGGTGGGCCACTCGCCCTGCACAATTTAGTGCTTGCCTTCGATTAGAAGGTTGGTGCGCTTAGACCTGTGCCTGAAATAATCGAGGCTGCAAGTGGGTAGCGCTCTGCTGTGAATGCGGCGTAGCCGTAAACGACAGACTTGATCTGAAGATTGCCAGCGCCTGTCGCATCGAAGCGAAGTGCGAATGGTGATCCTGGCTGCTCCCAGAGATGAGCTTCGCTTGCTGTTACGCAATAAATCTCATCCTGGTTTGTTGTTGTTCCGTATGTTGTTCCGATGTTTGCATCGGTGATGATTGGAAGTCCGAGCATCTGGTATCCGGAGTTTCCGTATGCTGGTGCTCCACCGACGCCTACTGCATTGAGTGGGCCATTCGCTGCTGGTACAACAAGCGGACGGTTTGTGCTGTCCACTGCTGCGAGCAAGAATGCAAGACGACGTGGGTGAACTACCCAGTGTGTTGGTGAAACAAATGCGTTTGTCTGGATCTGCTGAATTGCGTCAGCGAGCTTTGGATAAAGCAATCCGACTGTTGGTGCTGTTGATGTAAATGTTACGGCGTTTCCACCTGATGCACGAAGGCCCTTGATTGTGCCGGCTGTGCCTGCACCGTTGAGGATCTGTGCGTCGAGTGTGGTGTGCCATGACTTGATCAAGTCAGCAATCACGAATGTGTCGATGCCTGTTCCGCGCTCTAGTGCCTGGCGAGAGATATCTTGCTGGCCTGCAATTGTACGGACGTTAATTGTGAGCAGTGTATCGTCGACGTCTGTTTCTGATACTGCATCGTTTTGTGTAACTTGTACGGCTGTTGAACTTCCAGTCGTCATGCGAGAAATATTCAGGGTCATTCCACTTGGTGGAAGTGCCATCTTGTTTGTTGCTGCATCTGCGAATGGACGTCCTGCGCGTGCTAGTGGAGCTGCAAGGTCGACGAGGTATTGTGGAATTACAAGACCTTCGAACTGTGCTGTTCCAACATCGCGGCGCTCGATTGACTCTTCACGCATGTGGCGTGCGAGGCGCTCGTTTGCTGCGTAGTCATTTGAGAATTGCGCATTGAATGCGTCCTTCACGAATGATGCATCTGAGTTTGCTGAATATGTGCGCTCTTCGCGTGTGATTGTTGCGCTGCCTGTGGTGCGTGGCATTACAACGTCTGAAACTGCTGAGCGGATTTCAGATGCCTTTGCATCTGCATCTGCCTGTGCTTTCATCTTTTCAATTTTTGCATCGAGTGAGCGTGATTCTTCTACGAGTGTATCCACCTTTGTGGTTTCCTCTGCTGTGAGGTCAGTGCGGTTCTCTTCTGCTACTGCTTCGAGAACTGCGTCCATCTCTGACTTGACTGCATCACGACGCTCGATCAACTTATCAAGGAAAGACTTTGACATATGTTGATCTCCTTCTGATTAGGGTTTGGATCAAAGTGGTGTCACTTAATCTCGCGGCGCATGTTGGGTGCGAGAGGCGCTCCGGCTTTGTATCTGCTGATTGCAGCAGAATTCTAGTTTGTATTGTTGACGATTGCTTGCGCAAGGCGCAGAGAAATCTTACGTGCTGCTTCTTCTGGACTTGGTTCTGGCAATGGATCTATCGCTGTAAGGGTTGAGGCTTTGTGTCCGACGAGAGTTTCTGTTGCTTGCCATCCATCTCTAACTTCTTCATAAATTCTAATTAGAACCGCAGGATCATCATCTTCTGCTGTGATTGAGAAATCTGTTCCTGGTATTCCTAGAACGCCTTCTCGCATGACGTGTTCAATTCTTCCGCGAGCTGTGCCGCCTGAAGAATCCCATGCCACGAAGCTACCGACGGTGTCGACTGCGCGAGTTGCATCTTCTTCCATTGCTGGTTCTTCTGAAATGCCGAGAACTGTTTCAAGCATCGACTTTCCTTCGCCAAGATATTCGTATGATTCGTCGATCTTGTCGAGAATGGCCTGAATTACAATCAGGCTTTCGCCGGTAATCTCTCGCCCTTCCTTGATCGCCTGTCGAGCTGCTGCGATCTTTTCTCTGGCTTCGACTGAAGTGGTTGGATAGGCCGGGTAAGTAACGACTGAAACGTCGCCGTCTGCCAGGGATAATTCTGTAAGGGTGCGCTCAGTTCTTCCTTCGTTCCATTTCTGGCGGATGACTCGGAATGCGAAGCTCATCTGATCGACGTCGCCGCGCTCGACCAGGGTGTAAAGGTCGCGAGCTGCCTGGGTGTCTGGGAGATCTGCGTCCATGTAGAGGCCGGTTTCGTCTTCTTTAAGGCGAAGGGTTCCGTTCTTTGTGCGTGCCAAAGGTAGGCCTTCGTGGTTGATCAAGAGGCGCACATCTGGTGTTTCTGTCAGCGTCTTGCGAAATGCTCCGGGTGCGATTCTTTCAATGAATGGAAGCGGCACGCTGTCGTCGTTGAATACGGCTGCGTATCCGGACAGGCGCATGGTTCCGTCTTCTGCCTGGCGTGCTTCTACGTTCTTGATCGTGAAGGTGCGGCGTTCGATTTTCTTTGTCATTTTGCTCCTTGAGTTTTCTTCCGCGTCGAGTGCGTCTATTTTTCTCTGCGCCCAGTTTTGTGCTCGGTCGCTGAAGTTGGAATCTCCGCCCCATAAAAGCCAGGCGACTAATCCTGCGCCTGGGTATCCTGGATCGGATTGGTTGCTGTTCTTCGGCGCTTCGCCGTCGACTTTGTGCCTTGCAAACCAGGGGGCCATTTTCCTGATCTTGTTTTCGGTGATATTTCCTGCTGCCATTTCGCGAGCTTCTCGCTTAGTTCCTTCTGTGAGGCCGTCGCCCCCATATCCTTCTGCCAAGTATTTCAGGCCGCGCTTGGCGTTCTCCTGGATAAAACTAGGCACTGATAAATCAACGGCTCGCTTGCTTACTTCGCCGCCTGGCTCCATGTCCTCTGCGATCGAAACGGCCACCATCTGGTCGATTGCGTCCTGCTTCTTTTCGTGGCATCCGATTGTGGTGTATGTGCCGTCTGCTTCTTCTTTAACGGTTGCCCATCCTGCGCAGTCGCTCTGGCTTTCGCTTATGAAATATGGCATTTATTCCACCTCATAAACTGAAGCCGGATCTCCTGGGTCAATTGTGGAGACTTGCTGTAGCTGGCTGCTTGGCACTCCTGTGTGGGCCATCGCTGGTAATCCGACGGCTTCTGTGACGGCCTTTGGATCGAAGCCGACCTGGATCAGGCTTGCTGCGATCTCTGCTCGAAGTTTGAGTCCTACATCTGGTGCATCTGCTGCATCGATGTTCTGCAATGGCACTCTGAATTGATCGCCTGCTGTTCCGAGTGGGGATAAATCTTCAACGGCGCGGACGTCGTTAAGTGATAGAAATCCTTCGCGGAGACCTTTCGTGTATGCGTCGAAGCGCTCGAGTGTGGTTCCGCGCAGCAATGCGTCAAGATTAAATTTGATGAAGCCGTCCGGCTCTGGAAGTAATTCGGACATTGATTGTTCGATTCGTTCCAATAATGGGCGAAGCGAGTGCTGAACAAATGAGAGGTTCTGTGCTTCAACGCTGGCGAATGACATTGCTCCTGCTACTGGGTGTCCTAGTAGGCTGATCGGTACTCTGAATAATCTGGCAATGTCTTCAACGTTGAAGCGCCGGGCTTCTAGCAGCTGCGCGTCGGCGGCATTGAGTGTAAGTGGGCGGAATTGTGCGCCGCCTGAAAGGATTCCGATCTTGCCTGCGCGGTACGGCCCTGTGTGGGTTACGTTCCAATCGCGCCCGATGTCGCTTGCCTGCTCTTCTGTTAATTCGCCCGGTACTTCAATCACGCCGCCTGGGTTTGCTGCGTTGCCGAAGTAGGCGGCTGCGTATGTGTCTGCTGCCATCGCTGCGCCGATCGTGAGTCGAGCTGCTGCAATTGGGCCGAGGCCGTAAAGCGAACCGGGAAGTCTGAAGAGTGGAATGTGTTTCATTTCGCGTGCGGTCAAAATGCGCGAATAGGTTCCTTCTTCATCTCTCATTTTGTAGATGATTGGTTCTCCTGGACGTGGGCGTTCAATGCGAACGTCGTCCGGGTGAACGCAATAGACCTCTTGAACTTCGTCCATGTCGTCGCGAACGGTGAGGATGAATGCGTTGCCATGAATATTAAGTGAAGCGATTATCTGCTCGTAAAACTCTAGGCGTGATGCTTCTGGATTTGGTTTGTTGATCCAGGCTGGTTGTGATCCGTAAACGCTGGCGTACGAGATTCTGTTTCGACCGCGTCGGACGTATGCTGCAAGTGGTAACGAGGAAATCGTATCGCCAAGCAATCTTACGCAGGCATAAACTGTCGACATGCGAATTGCAGAATCTGCATTTACATCAATACCAGATGGGGCCATGTAAGCAGGGCGGCCTGGAATAAGTGGTTCGACCCATTGACTATTGTTTGTGCGCTTCTGCTCTGCTGCTTTGATTCGCTTCGATAGACTCATCAGTTAGCCTTTTCTGTTATCCATACTAGGAATGTGCCTAGTGTAATTAATGCGATCGGCAATGAAAGCATTGCGATTCCTGTGGTTGCCAATGCTACGCCAGTCACTTCTGCTACGAGTGAGAAATCTATTTTTTTCATTGCGCTCCTAAAGTTGAACTGAGAAGAACCGGGCCACTGGTGGCTTTGGTTCTGCTGGTTGCGTTGCTCTGTCGTATCCGAAGATTGCTGCTACGGCCGCATCGACTTTCCGCTTCGAGCTTGCTTTCGCAACCATAACGCCCCGAGATGATTGCTTCGTGACGCAGTTTGTTATATGCCTTGCCATTCTTTCATCGCCATCGTGGGTGAAGCTCTTATTCACTACGGCTTCGTAGAATTTTTGCGTTGCTGGAACCATGCGCTCTGCGCTGTTCGGGTAAGAAACGACTGGCATTCCTTGCTCGTCCAGAACCATAAAGGTGCGCTGCCATCGTGCCGGGTCGAAGACGATCTCTTTGGTTTGGAAGTTGCTATTTCTGAATGTGTCGATAATCGTCTGCTCTACTTCGGCGACTGGAACGTGCCAGCCCTGTTCTGCGTCTTCTGGTCGCTCCCAGATTCCTACAACCATCAGGTGCGGTTTGTCGCCGCCAAGCAGCCAGGCGATTAGCGCGGTGCTGTCGTTTGAGAAGGCTCCGTCAAATGCCAGGATAACTTCTTCGCCCTGTTCTGGCGTTCTCTCGGTGTCGATCAAGGCTTCCCATGATCCGGTTGGAAGCCAGGCGGTTGCTGTCGAGACGAAGCAGTTTGTTCTCTTCGTTCTGAATTCTGCTTCTGGTGTTCGAAGGACTGCGCTCTCGAAATCTTCGGCGTCGACGATGTCTGCGAAGCCGGGGTTTGATTCGATCCAGAGCTGCTTATCTCTGTGGTCTGCTTCTGGGTTCTGCGGTTCCCACCAGGCAAAGAAGAACGACGGATCTACAAGTTCGCCCTTCACGAGCTTCTGACCGTATTGGTATAACGAATATCCGAGGCTGTCCTGGCCGTTTGCTTGCGTCTTTACTCCTGCTGTGGTGATTCCTAGAAGAAGTGAATCCGATCGTGCGCCGCCTGCGAGCGACATAACATCCCAGAGTTCGCGGTTTGGCTGCGCATGGACTTCGTCAAAGATTACGATCGGTGAAGGGTTGAGTCCTTCTTTCGTGTATGCCTCTGCTGAAAGCACTCGATAAACGGAACCCTTGTCTTTGTATTCGATTACGTCGCGATAAAGTGTGAACATCGAAGAAAGTTCCGGGTCAAGTTCAACCATTCGCTTTGCTGTTCCGAATACGATGCGAGCCTGATCTCTATCTGCTGCGCATGAATAAATTTCGGAACCATTGCCGCCAAGTGTGAGCGCTGATAATCCCATCGAAGCTGCGAGTGCGGACTTGCCGTTCTTGCGTGCCATTCCAATGAGCGCCACTCTGTGTTTGAAGCGGCCATCTGCTCTGCGTGCGAGTGCGTGATTGAGAAGTTCCTTCTGCCAATCGCGCAAGTGTAAAAGTTCGCCGGCTGGTGCTGCGACGGAGTCTTTTGTTACTCTGCATACTGCTTCTGCAAATTCAGAATAGAGTGGGCCATCGCCGCGTTTGCGGTCTGCCAAGTCCACCGGCGTCATCCAACGCGGCGGCCATGATTGTATTTTTTTCTTAGCCACGTGCTCGCGTCATCAGTTCCTGGATGCGTGTCTGCGCTTGCACTTCTGCAAGTCCAAGACGTGAACGCTCAACCGGGTTGAATGCGATCAATGAAAGCATGGCAGTTATCTGGTGATCAAGGTGTCGCAATGCGACGCGGTCGCGCCATTCTCCGCCTCTGAAAACTAAGGCTCGAAGTTGGACGCGCTCGTCCATTGTTTCGCAGAGCAGCATCACATGTTCGATGTCTGTCGTCGGTGAAATCCATGCGCGTCCTGCTTGCCAGATTCGATCCCACATCTTCTGTCCTTCTTGGCCAAGTGGTCGAAGTGGTTCTGGTGTTTCTTTCGCCATTGGAAGTGCGATCAGGTTTGCTTTGTCTGGAAGTGGTCGCTTTCCTGGGTTACCAAGTTTGCGCTTCTGCTCGATTGTCTTTGGGGGATTAGGCATTGTCGCTTCCTATGAAATCGTAAGGCTTACCGGTGAGTTCATTGATTGGAAGAATTCCAGTCAAGTCTTGCCAGCGCTTGCATATAACGTCTGCGTATATCGGATCTAATTCGACAAGTGCTGCCGTCATTCCGAGTGTGTGAGCTGCGACCAGGGTGGATCCTGATCCGCCAAATGGATCCAGAACAACCGATTCACGATTTGCCGAATTGCTCAATATGCGAGTGATGAGGTTGATGGGCTTCATGGTCGGGTGTTCTGAATTTCTGCGTGGACGTGGCTCGCGGATAATCGTTGAAGACTCTCGGGCTGTTTCGATTATCTTTACGAGTTCCGTCTTGCTCAATGTGTCCAAGTCTTTCGTTGCGAAATCGAGAACGGTTGAGTCGTTGAATGGGCCGAACCAGGGATGTGCTGCTCCTGGTTTCCATCCGTAGATGATTGGTTCGTGTTGCCAGTTGTAGTCCTGGCGGCTGAGTGTGAAGTTGTCTTTCACCCAGATAAGAATTTGCTTGAGCATAAATCCGGAAGTCTTGAACGCTGATCTGAATGTGACGCTGCTTCCATCTGCGTGGCAGACATAGATTGGGCATCCATCTTTCGCGTTTGCGTACATCGCTCCGTAAGTTGCAAGTAAGAACGATTCAAATTCTAAGTCACTCATCGAGTCGTTCTGAATTGTTAGGTTCTCATTCGTTCCGCCCTGGTAGGCGACGTTGTATGGCGGATCGGTGAAGATGCAATCTGCAAGTTTGCCGTTGAGTGCCTTGCTTAAAATTTCCGGGTTTGTTGAATCTCCAACAACGAGGCGGTGCGGCCCGAGGATCCATGTGTCGCCTTCGATGCTGTGCGCTGTTCTTGACTTCGCTGGTGCTGCGTCTAAGTCGCCGGCCATTGGAATCTCTTCGACCGGCATCTTGAGAATTTCGGCGATCGCTTCTTGGCTGTAGCCGGCGTCGCTTACTAATTCTGGATCGACATTGACGAGCTGCGCGATCATCTCTCGAAGCGCGTCTTCATCGTAGGTTCCAAGCTCGGCGGTTCTGTTATCTGCGAGCGCGAATGCATGGGCTGTGTTGTCGTCGTCGTCTGTCCAAACGACGGCGATCTCTTTCCAGCCGAGCTGCTTGGCTGCTTGCCATGTGTGGTTGCCGGCGATGATGGTTCCGTCGCTGTGCTTGGCAACGATCGGCTTGCGCTGGCCGAAGCGCTCGAGCGATCTGGCTACGGCGGCCACGTCGCCCTTGCGTGGATTGCCGGGCAGCGTGTGCAAATCGTCGATCGGCGTGGCCAAGCTCTTCAGGCTTTCGTTGATCATATTTTCCCCCTTGTTTGGATTCTATCTTGCCCCACCCCTAAAACCCACGAACTGCGAAGGTACGCGTTCTGG